TTGCAGCACACAAATACAGTGGTGCTCAGGAGATTATGCAACGTATACGATTTGCATATGAACTATTACCAGATCATGTACGTGCAGGTGTAACAGCATATAACAAAGGATCGTTGGAGTTTGACAACGGATCACGTATTATTGCACAAGCAACAACAGAAAACACTGGTCGTGGTTTAAGTATTTCACTAGCATACTTAGACGAGTTTGCATTTGTGCGTCCTACAATTGCCAGAGAGTTCTGGACATCACTTAGTCCAACACTTAGTACAGGTGGTAAATGTATTATTACAAGTACACCAAATCAGGACGATGATCAGTTTGCACAAATTTGGAGAGCTGCTTGTAACACAGTAGACGAATATGGATTTGAAAAACAAATTGGTAAAAACGGATTTAAGGCATACAGTGCTGATTGGAAAGCACACCCAGACAGAGATCAAGAGTGGGCAGATCAAGAAGAAGGCAAAATAGGTGAAGAAAGATTCCGTCGTGAACACTTAAATGAATTTATTGCTTATGATGAAACATTGATTAGCAGTCTAAAACTTGCTGTGATGGAAAGCAAAGACATACACAGACGTACAGGACAAGTACGCTGGTATAAAAATATTGTTAAAGGCAGAACATACATTGCTGGACTGGATCCAAGTTTAGGAACAGGCGGCGACAATTCTGCTATACAAATATATGAACTACCAGGCATGCGTCAAGTAGCAGAATGGATGCACAACAAGACACCCATCACTGATCAAATACGTATACTGAGACAAATGTTATTAGAGATACAAGAAGCAGCGCCTGAAAGTGAAATATACTGGAGTGTTGAAAACAACACACTAGGTGAAGCGGCATTGGTAGTAATTGCAGAACTAGGTGAAGATAATATTCCAGGTACACTGATTAGTCAACCCCGCAGTGCAAACAGAGGCTTTAGAAAAGGTTTTACTACCACAAACAAAAGCAAGTTAGCTGCATGTAGTAAACTTAAGACTTGGGTTGAAACAGACAAAATGGAAATTGCAAGTAGTGCGCTACTAAAAGAGATCAAAACATTTATTGCCAGAGGCAGTAGTTTTAGTGCTAAAGACGGTGAAACAGATGATTTAGTAATGGCATGTGTGCTGGTAGTACGTATTGCTCAACAAGTAGCGCAGTATGATGAAAGCGCCTACGATGAATTAAAAGATAGTTTTAGTGACGACGAGGCTGTGGATCCTATGCCTTTTGTGTTTCTAACATAAATATAATAAAGGAATTGATATGATTAGCAGCGATAAAGTATCTGAAAAAATGTTTAAGATTCTCAAAGGCAACGGACATAATTTGAAGTTGTTTACAGATGAGGGCGAGAATACTGTTGATCCTAACAGTGCAAGAAGATTTTATATTCAAGATTTAGGAACTATGATCAATCTTGACGAAACTGATAGTACAAGAGAAATACGTGTAAGTGTTAATCAAAACACTGATATCAATCAATTCAGAAGTACACTAGAACAATTAAAAAATCTAGCAAATCAAAGTGTAATAGAATATACATTAAAAAGTTTTACAAAACACATTGAACCAAAAGACCAAGATTACCAAGCGCAAAAGGTGAGAGACATGAAAATTGAAGAAGGTATTAGTGCAGCATACGGAACTAGCAAGAGCAGTTATCAAAAGCTAGAAAGTGCTAAACTTATTATTAAACACACAAAACCAGTGAACGAAGAATCACGTGGAAGCAGAAGCAGAAACATCAGTGCAATTTATATTGAGAATGCAGAAGGTGAACGTTTCAAAATGCCAACAAACAATTTAGCAGGCGGCAGAGCAATGCTACGTCATGTTAAAGAAGGTGGCAGCCCACATGATCCATTTGGACAACACATTCAAGAACAAACTGTAGAACTTAAAAAACTCAAAGAGTTTGCCAACTACAGTAAGCGCAATGGTTTGGTAAACGAAGATACAGCAGATATCGTAGAAGCAGTCTCTCAACGTATTGTTAGTATCAGAGAAGGAATTAACAAACTCAAAGGGTGTAAGTGTTATAACGAAACCAAAGAAAAGTTTGAAGCAAAAGAAGTTAAGATCAATGAAACAGATCGTACAAAACTTCGTAACCAGTTTACAGTACGCACATTTGACGAAAGTCTAGATGATGCGCTACCGTATGTAAATGCATTAGTTAAAGAGATGAAAGCCATCAAAGAACGTGATGCATTTGCAAAAGAGACACTGAATAGCCTAGCTAATGCTATCCTAGGAATGGATACTGTTAGACTACGCAAAGGTGTTGATATCAAGAATGATCCTGAAAATCCAATGGTAAGCAAGAGACTTGTTGGAGATCCAATCCAACAACAACTTGGTGCAATTGCACAATATCTAAGTGGCGTCATTGATGGCGGCAAAGATCAGGATCAATTAAGTGTATTACTTGCAAGATTCAATGATGAGGTTGACAATATTAAAGATGGTGCTATGTTAAAACAAGCAGTAAGTGCTATTAAAACATTGATGCCTAAGTTGAAAACATCAGCAAGTGAAACAACCCGTGTACCCAGTGAGAACTATGAACAAACATTTGAAGGCGCATTTACAAAATACGATTTCGATAAACTTTTTAGTTGACAACCTCATAAAATACACATATAATAGTGATTACATAAGTGGTCACAAAGGCATACTTAGGCATAAACATAGGCAAAATATAGGAGAAATACTATGGCAACATTGGCAGAAATTCGTGCAAAATTACAACAACAAGAAAACCGCGGAGGCGGATCTAGCTCAGGTGGCGATAACGCTATCTTCCCATTTTGGAATATCCCAGAAAATTCAACAAGTGTAATTCGTTTCTTACCAGACGGTGATTCGAGTAATACTTACTTTTGGCGTGAGCGTCAAATGATTCGTTTAGGATTTTCAGGTGTAAAAGGTGATCCAAACAGTCGTGCAGTTACAGTGAACGTTCCGTGTAACGAAATGTGGGGTCCAGTGGGCAGTTGCCCAGTACTCGCAGAAGTACGCAACTGGTTTAAAGATCCTAACTTAGAAGACATGGGTCGTAAGTATTGGAAAAAGCGTAGTTACGTATTCCAAGGCTTTGTAGCTGAAAACAGTCTACAAGAAGATACTACTCCTGACAATCCAATTCGTAGGTTTATTATCAATCCAAGTATCTTTAACATCATTAAAGGTGCATTGATGGACAGTGATTTCACTGAACTTCCAACAGATATTGAACAAGGTACTGATTTCCGTCTAACAAAGACAACTAAAGGTCAGTATGCAGACTATTCAACGTCTAGCTGGAGCCGCAGAGAGCGTAGTTTAGACAGCAACGAACGTGCAGCAATTGACACACATGGGTTGTTTAATCTAAATGATTTTCTTCCTAAACAGCCAACTGAAGCTGAATTGACTGCAATTGGTCAAATGTTTGAAGCAAGTGTTGATGGTCAATTGTATGATCCAGAACTGTTCGGTAACTTCTATCGTCCAGCTGGTGTACAAATTGACACTGCTAACAGTGCGCCAAACAATTCAGCGGCCAAACCTGCGGCACAAAGTGTTCCGCAACCTACTCCCGCACCTGCACCAGTAGCAGAAGCGGCACCTACTCCAGTTACTCCTCCTGTACAACAGGAAGCAGTAGCGGCGGCAGTAGCAGCAACAGCACCAGCAGGAGATGATGGTGGTGAAAAGCCAAGTGCGCAAGACATTTTGGCAGCAATTCGTAATCGCGGAGCATAATCAAAACATCTAACACAGTAGGCGGCAATAGTCGCCTACATTATATTCTTGGAGAAATTAATGGCAAAGCCTTTTGACGTAAGTAAATTCCGCAAAAGTATTACCAAAGCGGTGCCCGGACTAAGTGTTGGGTTTAATGATCCGGACACATGGATCAGTACAGGTAATTACACACTAAACAAACTAATCAGTGGAGAATTTGAAAAAGGTATTCCACTAGGTAAAGTAACAGTACTCGCAGGTGAATCAGGTGCAGGCAAAAGTTATATTGCGGCAGGTAATGTAATCAAGTCAGCACAAGAGCAAGGTATCTTTGTAGTACTAATCGACAGTGAAAATGCACTAGATGAAAAATGGTTGCATGCACTAGACGTTGATACAGCAGAAGATAAACTACTCAAACTTAATATGAGTATGATCGACGATGTTGCTAGAACTATCAGTGACTTTATGAAAGACTACAAAGCAGAATACACAGACAAGGAACACAGCGAGCGTCCTAAAGTATTATTTGTAGTTGACTCGTTAGGTATGCTACTAACACCTACTGATGTTGATCAGTTTCAAAAAGGTGATATGAAAGGTGACATGGGTCGTAAGCCCAAAGCACTAACATCACTGGTTCGTAACACAGTTAACATGTTTGGTGAATTCAATGTAGGACTATTAGCAACTAACCACACATATGCAAGTCAGGATATGTTTGATCCAGATGACAAGATCTCAGGTGGACAAGGCTTTATCTATGCATCAAGCATTGTTATCGCTATGCGTAAACTAAAACTAAAAGTAGATGCAGACGGCAACAAAACATCTCAAGTACATGGTATTAGAGCAGCGTGTAAAGTAATGAAAACACGTTATGCTAAACCTTTTGAAAGTGTACAGGTGGAGATCCCATACGAAACTGGTATGAGTCCTTATAGTGGACTTGTTGAATTCTTTGAAGCAAAAGAGATTCTAAAGAAAAGCGGTAACAGTTTAGAATACACTAGCCCTAAAACAGGCGAAGTAATTAAAATGTTCCGTAAGCCTTGGAATGCTAACAAAGACGGAGCATTGGATGTCATTATGAGCGAATGGGACGATGAAGTTGTAGACGCTGTAGAAGAACTTCTGGAGGTAAATATCGAGGATACATTACCAGAGGAAGATACAATAAATGAAAATGAGTGATAGTGAAATAACTGCATATGTAGATATGTGGCTTAGTATTAAACCATACATTACTGCAAAAGATCGTGAAGTAGCATGTGAAAAGTTTCTTAGTGTAATTAACGAAAACATTGCAGATCTAAGTGAAGTTGGTGACGAATGGTTTGGTTATGACTCAACACTAGATAGAGTAATTAGAGATGCTTATTATGAGGATGCTTATGATGACATCGATCAGGACTCGGATGAATATGATGATTGGCAATGAGCTGGTATA